AATTAGAAAAAATGAAAAAATCAAACGATAAAGATGGTGTAGAGTTTACTCAAGGATTAATTGTACAAGCAAAAAAGAACCTAGGTATGAATGAAGCACAAAGTCCAGCACAAAAGGCCGCGTTTGCAAAAATGCTGGCTAAGAAGTCAGGCAAGAAGCCAGCAGAAGGTAAAGAAAAAGAAACGGACGAAGGTAATGCATACAGCGGTGCAGTAGCTAAAGCTAAAATGAATGGCAAGAAAAAAGGCGACAAAGTAAAAGGTCCTGATGGTGATGAAATCACACTAGAAGAAAAGACTCCAAAGAAAATGGACGTTACTGACGCTGATAAAAAAGCAAACTCGCCGGCTTATCAACAAATGAAAAAAGGTAATCCTCGCTACAACGACAAAACCACACGAAAACTTCCAGAACGCGGACAACGTGCTAAGAAAAGCAAAAAGTATACTTCAGAGTCATACAATGCAACGTTACAAGCAAACTTAGCCGCTCTAATAACCAAATAACAAAATACTCATAAATTAATAAAAACACTTGACTTTTCGTTAAGTAGCTAGTATAATAACATATACTTACTACTTAACGGAGAAGCAATATGAGTGATCGTACCTATGGTGCAGAAGAAAAAGCAAAGCTAGAACGTCTTGTTAACGAAGGCATTACAGTACTGCAAGAGGTTGAAGACCTTCAAATGGGTTTGAAAGAAACTGTTAAGGCAGTTGCTGAAGAACTTGACATTAAACCAAGTTTAATCAACAAAGCAATTAAGATTGGCCAGAAAGGTGATTGGTCTCGTGTATATGACGAGTTTGATGATCTTGAAACACTTGTTACTACAGTGGGCCGCGATAAATGATCCAAAAAGTTATCTCTTTCTATAGGAAGATTATAGCTTACTTTGGCGAAACATATCGATTATCTCCAGTCATATTTTATGCTGAAGCAATCGAACTTGTTTTGCTTGTAGGTGCAAGCATTGTCCTAACTGTGACAGTGCTTGACCCTGCCACACAGTGGTTTATTCCACTGTACTTAGTTGGAAGTTTATTTGGTCTTACAAGTGCAATACTACGCAGAGCAGGATTTGTTATATTACTATGTGGATGGTTTTCTATAATGAATACAATATCATTAGCAAGACTAATAATTGACGCACTATGAAGATCTTAGTAGCAGGTGATAGTTTTGCGGCAGAATGGCCCGGCGATGATGGCTGGGTCAAATTGCTTGCACAATCACACGAAGTTACTAACGTTGCACAAGCAGGGTGCGGTGAATACAAAATATTCAAACAAATACAAAAAGCAAACTTAGACGAGTACGACTGTGTTATTGTAAGTCATACTAGTCCTAGTAGGGTGCATACACCTAATCATCCTTTACATAAACAAGGCTTACATAAAGACTGCGATCTATTGTGGAATGATATCGATAGAACAACATTTTTTAATTCTAGTTTATCTGCGGCTAAAGGATACTTTCGGTATCACTATGACGATCAATACCAATGCGACATGTATGCATTAGTACGCCAACAAATTAATACACTATTAACAAATAAACAATACATTAGCATATCACATGTTGAAGTTGCTAGGTTATTTGTTGTTGAAGATACACATATTGACTTTAGTGAGTTTTGGGACGAACACCGCGGCATTCAAAATCACTATAGCACAACAGGCAATCAGAAGTTACACCAAATAATCATTGACAATGTTAAATAAGTTTGTTATAATAATAACATCACGCTGTATAATCGGCATGTAGACGGTACGTTGGCCAGAAGCAACGAAGGAGCATAATGAGTTACGTAGACGCAATGATGGACCGCGATCAAGACATGATCCGGGTAGTAGAACGCAAAGACGGTAAGAGAACTTATCGCGAATATCAAGCAAAATATACATTTTATTATAAAGACCAACGGGGCAAGTACAAAAGCGTATACGGTGATCCATTAAGTCGCATTGTGTGTAAGAGCACAAAAGACTTCCGCAAAGAAGTTGCTATTAACAGAGACAAAACACTGTTTGAAAGTGACATTAATCCTATTTTCCAATGTTTAAGTGAAAACTATCTTAACCAAGATGCTCCTAAACTAAACATTGCTTTCTTTGACATTGAAACTGACTTTGATCCAGAGCGAGGCTTTGCTGATCCTAGTGATCCGTTCATGCCTATTACTTCTATCTCTGTATACTTACAGTGGCTCGACACTATGATATGCATTGCTGTTCCTCCTAAGACACTTACTATGGAAGAAGCAAGGGCAGAGCTTGTAGGTATTGACAATGTAATGTTGTTTGAGAAAGAAGGTGACATGATTGACACTTTCTTAACCCTAATTGAAGACAGTGACGTACTTAGTGGTTGGAACAGTGAAGGATATGATATTCCGTACACTGTAAACCGTACTAAGCGTGTACTAAGCAAAGATGACACACGTAGATTCTGCTTGTGGGGCCAATTACCTAAAGAACGCGAGTATGAAAAGTTTGGTAAGACTAGTAAGACGTTTGATTTAGTTGGGCGTGTACACTTAGACAGTTTAAACTTGTATCGTAAGTACACATACGAAGAGCGTCACACATATCGACTGGATGCAATTGGTGAAATTGAAGTAGGCGAAAACAAAGTACCGTATGAAGGTACATTGGACGCACTATACAACAATGACTTCCGTAAGTTTATTGAATATAATATTCAAGATACTGCATTGCTTGACAAACTAGACAAGAAGCTACGCTTTATTGATTTAAGCAACGAACTAGCACACGCTAATACTGTTATGCTTCAAACTACAATGGGTGCAGTAGCAGTTACAGAACAAGCTATTGTTAACGAAGCACATCACAGAGGATTACAAGTTCCTAATCGTAAAAAGCGTGATGAAGATGCTACACAGGCAGCTGGTGCGTATGTTGCGTATCCAAAGAAAGGCTTACACAAGTGGGTAGCTTCAATGGATTTGAATTCACTGTATCCTTCAGTGATTCGTGCATTAAACATGGCGCCAGAAACTGTTATTGGACAAATACGTCCAGAGATTAGTGATGATCGTGTACACACTGACATGTTCTTAAAGAAGAAGAGCTTTGCTGGCAGTTGGGAAGGACGCTTTAGTACAGAAGAATACGAAGCAGTTATGGAGCAACGTAAGGACATTGCACTTAATGTTGATTTCGAAACAGGTGAGACTGTAGTAATGAGCGGTGCTGAAATGCACAAGCTAATATTTGACAGTAACCGCCCTTGGGTGCTTAGTGCTAATGGTACTATCTTTACTACAGAATTTGAAGGTGTTATTCCAGGTATCCTAAAGCGTTGGTACAGTGAACGTAAAGAGCTACAATCAAAGCTAAAGAAGGCACAGGCCGCCGGTAATGCTGTTGAAATTGAGTATTGGGACAAGCGACAGTTGGTTAAGAAGATTAACTTGAACAGTTTGTATGGTGCTATTCTTAATCCAGGATGTAGATTCTTTGACAAGCGCATCGGACAGAGTACTACACTTACAGGACGCACAATTGTTAAGCACATGAGTGCAGAAGTTAACAAAGTTATTACAGGTACATACGATCATGTTGGTGAAGCAATGATTTATGGTGATACTGACTCTTGTTACTTTAGTGCATATCCAACATTAAAGGAAGACATTGATTCTGGTAAGATTCCTTGGAGCAAGGACAATGTAATTACACTTTACGACCAAGTTTGTGAAGCGGCTAATACTACATTTCCAGAGATGATGGCTACATCATTCCATTGTCCAAAGAGTCGTAGTGATGTTATTGCGGCAGCAAGAGAGATTGTTGCAGAAAGTGGTCTATATATTACTAAGAAGCGTTATGCGGCACTAGTATATGACATTGAAGGTTATAGAACAGACACAGACGGTAAACAAGGTAAAGTAAAAGCAATGGGCTTAGACTTGCGTAGGTCAGATACACCTGTGTTTATGCAAGAGTTCCTAAGCGAGCTATTACTTATGGTACTTACTGATAAGCCGCGTACTGATGTACTTGAGCGTATTACAGAGTTCCGTCAACAGTTCCATGAGCGTCCAGGTTGGGAGAAAGGTTCACCTAAACGTGCAAACAAAGTTGGACACTATCGCCGCTTAGAAGAGAAGCAAGGTAAAGCTAACATGCCCGGACACGTTCGAGCAAGCATTAACTGGAATACACTACGTCGAATGAACGGCGACAAGTATTCTGAAGAAGTTGTGGATGGTATGAAAGTTATCGTTTGCAAATTAAAGCCTAATCCACTAGGATACACAAGTGTTGCGTATCCAACAGATCAAATGCGTTTGCCAGAATGGTTCAAAGAACTTCCGTTTGATGATGCGGCTATGGCAGAAACTATTATTGATAATAAACTAGATAACTTGATTGGTGTGCTAGACTATCCATTAGAGGATACTAAGCGACACAACACGTTTACTAGCTTGTTTGATTTTGGAGAGTAATATGTATTGGGGGACAGGAGTAGCAGAATCTAATACACAATGCGATAACTGTCGTATAGAAATAAGCACCGACGGTATTGAAGTAGACGCTAGTACAGGTAACATAGCACTTGAAGCAGGTATAGTAGTAGGAATACTTATCTTAGTAAGTGTAATGTACATTGGAAAAAAGTGGATAGATAAGAAATTTAAGGACTAATATGAAAATAAAAATAGAAGTAGAAATTGACACTGAGAGTGAACAAGACCTAAATACTATTGAAGAAATTGTTGAGAAGTTGCAAGATTTAGCAGAAATATTTCATACAACTGATTGACAAAAACCTAAATATATAGTATAATGTAATGTGTAAGACGGAGAACTTGTATGCGAGTAACTATTAATGATATTGGTGGAACAGTTGCAAAAGAAGACGAACGGTATGTTGTTAAAGATAACCCACTTCTTAACAACCTAGTAGTAAGTAGCACACGACTGCAACCACGCAAAGCAACATCAGGACACAGTCATCCAGGCCAAGAAGAAGTATATTACTTTATTGAAGGTATTGGTAAAATGGAACTTGGTAACGATACAATTAAAGTACAACCAGGAGATGTTGTACTAATTGAAGATGGAGTATTCCATCGTGTACATGCAGGCATGTACGAAGAAATGTATTTTGTATGTGTGTTTGATGGTAAGAGGAATCACAAATGAAAGTAGGATTTACAGCATCTACGTTTGATTTACTTCACGCAGGCCATGTACTAATGTTACGTGAAGCAAAGGAACAGTGCGATCATTTAATTGTGGGGTTACAAGTTGACCCTACTGTAGATAGGAAAGAAAAGAACGCTCCTATACAAACTATTGTCGAACGTTACGCACAACTTAAAGCAGTTGGGTATGTTGATGAAATTATCCCGTACGGTACAGAACATGACTTGGAAGATATTTTAGAAATGTATCCAATTGATGTACGAATACTAGGCGAAGAATATAGAGACAAGGACTTTACAGGTAAAGATATATGTCATAAGCGTTCAATTAAACTGCACTTTAATAAACGCGATCACCGTTTTAGTACAAGTGATCTTAGAAGGAGAATAAATGAATAATCATATTTTTACAAGCGAATCAGTAAGTGACGGACACCCAGATAAGGTAGCAGATCAAATATCTGATGCGCTTGTTGATGCTGGATTAGCCGCTGGCGATACAACAACACGAGTAGCAGTTGAAACACTAGTAACTACCAACATGGTTACACTTGCAGGCGAAGTTAAGAACTTTAATGTAACTAGAGCAGCCGTAGAACACATTGTACGCAACAAAGTTAAAGAGATTGGCTACGAACAAGAAGGGTTTCATTGGAATAAGTTAAAAGTCTATAATGAAATACATGAACAGAGTGCAGACATTGCACTAGGTACAGACGACTTTGGTGCAGGTGATCAAGGACTTATGTTTGGTTATGCTTGCAATCATACACCAAGTATGATGCCTGCGCCTATTCATTACAGTCACAAGATACTAGAAAATTTAAAAACAAAGCGCGGAAATGTATTAGGACCTGATGCTAAATCACAAGTAAGTGTAGAGTACAATGGTGCAAGACGTGAAGGTGTTATCAAACGCATTGATCAAATTGTAGTTAGTACACAACACACAGAAGGCTGTATAGAAGAAGCAAGACATTTGTGTAAACTTGCGGCAATGGAAGAACTAGGAGACTTAATTGATAGCGATACTGTATGGCATCTTAATCCTACTGGCAATTTTGTTATTGGTGGTCCTGATGGTGACACCGGACTTACTGGGAGAAAGATTATTGTCGATACTTATGGGGGGTTTGCTCCTCATGGGGGCGGTGCTTTTAGTGGCAAAGATCCTACTAAAGTAGATCGTAGTGCGGCTTATATGGCAAGATGGCTTGCTAAGAACGTAGTAGCAGATGAAATGGCAGACTGGTGTAATATACAACTAAGCTATGCTATTGGAGTTAAGCAACCTACTAGCATTTACGTTGATTCAAACGGACACAATCGTAGTATCGAAAGTTTTATTCGTAACGAGATAGATTTAAGTCCAAAAGGAATCATTGACAGATTTGATTTATTCAACTATAATAGTTATAGCAACAATTGTACTTACGGACACTTTGGTGATAAAAACGTTCCTTGGGAACAAGTAGGGTGGTAATGAGTAAAAATATATTTATATTTGATGTAGATGGCACACTAACCCCTAGTCGCGGACGAATGAACAAACACTTTGCTGTATGGTTCAGTCATTTCTGCGACAAGCATACAGTACATTTAGTTACAGGAAGTGACCGGCCAAAGACAATTGAACAAATAGGTGAATACATATACTTTAAATGTAAAAGTGTTTACCAATGTAGCGGTAATGAAGTTTGGTCTGAAGGTCGTATAACTGGTTCAAGCGAATGGACATTACCGCATGATGCACACGAATGGTTAAGTGTAAAACTTACTGAGAGTAATTTTGGCATACGCACTGGTAACCATTTTGAACACCGTACTGGCATGGTTAACTTTAGTATTGTAGGACGCAATGCTGATAGACAACAACGTGCCGCATATGTAATTTCTGAACAACAAATAAGCGAGCGTGAAATTATAGCAACACAATTTAATTTATTATTTCCTAACTTACAAGCAACAGTAGGCGGAGAAACTGGCATTGATATTGCACCGCGTGGGTCTGATAAAAGTCAAATATTGCGAGATTTTAATGAAAGTGACTCTATACATTTTTATGGTGATGCAATGCATGATAACGGCAATGATTATCCTTTAGCACATTCATTATTAAAAATGCAACTAGGATTTTCTCACCCAGTTACTGGATGGCAAGATACTTGGGAACAACTAAAGGAGATTACATGAGAATAGTAGTAACTGGTTACGGGTTTGTTGGTCAAGCGTTCGAACGAGCAGTACGCGATACAAACGAAGTTAGTATCAATGACCCCGATAAAGGTTATTATTCTGATCATCACGATTACAAATATGCAAATGCTCTTGTAGTTTGTGTTAGTACTCCACAAAACGAAAATGGTTCATGTAATATGAACAACGTGTACAATGTAATTGAAAAAGCTCCAGACATTCCTATTCTAATAAAAAGTACTATTAGCTTAGAAGGATGGCAGATGCTAAAAGATACATTTCCTAATAAACAAATGTGTTTCAGTCCAGAATTTTTACGTGCAGAAACTGCTAACGAAGATTTTAGGAATATGAAGTATACTATAATAGCTGGCGAACAAAAAGATACAGAGTTTTGGAATACTTGGTTTAAATCACAAGTATGTTGGTCTAATTTAGAGATCCACAACTGTACAGTGCCAGAAGCAATTACAATTAAGTACGCAGAGAACAGTTTTCTTGCACTTAAAGTAAGTTTCTTTAATCAACTATCTGACTTTTGCGAGTTAGCTAATTTAGACTTTGAAACTGTGCGCAGACTACTATGCACAGATCAACGAATAAATGACGATCATAGTATGGTTACAGAAGAAAGAGGTTGGGGCGGTCATTGCTTTCCCAAGGATACATCTGCTTTCCTAAAAACAGCAGAGCAGTACGGTTACGACCTAAATATACTACGAAGCGCAGTAGAATATAATAAAACAATTAGAAAAACTGTTGACAATCAATAGTTTCCCTGTTATACTATAAAGAGAATGGAGATATACATGAAAGACATATTACAAGACGTAGTAGCACATACACACTCACTAGGCTTTCTTAGTCTAGTAAAAGTTACAAGCGAGAGTGACACAACAACAATCGAAAGTATGGCAGAAGATAGGAGTGTTATCTTATCTGCAACTACACATTCGCCTGTTGGTGAGTTTGAAGGCACGTTTGGCATGCCTAACTTAGATAAGCTGGCATTGCACTTAAAGAATCCAGAGTATCAGAAAGGTGCTAAACTTGAGGTAGTTAAAGCAGAACGTAACGGTGAAACTATTCCGACACACATTCACTTTGAAAATGCATCAGGTGACTTTGAAAACGATTATCGCTTTATGAACAAAGCAATTATTGACGAGAAGTTGAAGACTGTTAAGTTTAAAGGTGCGGCATGGAATGTTACGTTCCAACCTAGCATGGCAGCTATTGCACGTATGAAGTTGCAAAGTGCGGCACACTCAGAAGAGCCTACATTTAATGTAAAAACTGACAACGAAGACCTAGTGTTTAGTTTTGGTGATGCAAGTACACACGCAGGTAATTTTGTATTCCAGCCACAAGTTGGCGGAACACTAACACATACATGGAGTTGGCCTGTAGCACAAGTACAAAGTGTACTTAACTTGAGTGGCGATATTACTATGAGCATTAGTGACCAAGGTGCAATGAAGATCTGTGTAGACAGTGGCTTAGGCACATACGACTACATCCTTCCAGCACAGAGCAAGTAAACATGAATAAAGACCTAACAGAAGCACAAGAAGATTACGCACACTTTTTACCCGCACTAAGTGGCTTTTACGCAACCTATGTAGGTAAGCAACGTTATCCTGATCCTGTTAAAGGTCTTTATGTTGACGATGCACGTATGCCTAACAACTTTGCAAACGGTATGGAAAGTCTTAACTATCTCAATGAAAAAGAAGGAGCGTTCACATACAAGTGGACGCTTTACTCTGCAGGACATGCTGAATTAGACACTAATAAGTTTAGTCCTAAAGAAGATATGATCCGTAATAGAGATAGAGAAAACACCTGGGCACTTGGTGACTCAGGTGGTTTCCAAATTGGTAAAGGTGTTTGGGAAGGTGACTGGAAAGATCCTAATTGTCCTAAAGCACAAAAGAAGCGCGATGGTGTTTTACGTTGGATGGATGCATACATGGACTATGGTATGATACTTGATATTCCAGCGTGGGTTGCACGTTCACCTGCAGGTGCAAAAGCTACAGGCATTAGCACATATCAAGAAGCAGTAGTAGCAACACGCATTAATAATGACTATTGGATGAAGCACAGAACAGGTGCTTGTAAGTTCCTTAATGTATTGCAAGGCGAGAATCATGCAGACGCAGAAGATTGGTATCAACAGATGAAAGATTACTGTGATCCAGTTAAGTATCCTGACAATCACTTTAATGGTTGGTCAATGGGTGGACAGAACATGTGCGATGTGCATTTGGTTCTTAAACGCATTGTTGCATTGCACTATGACGGACTACTACAAAGCGGTATACACGATGTAATGCACTTCTTAGGCACAAGTAAACTAGAGTGGGCCTGCTTGCTAACAGACGTACAACGGGCTATACGCAAGTACTACAACCCTACTATGATGCTTACATTTGATTGTGCAAGTCCGTTCTTAGCTACTGCTAATGGACAGATTTACATTCAGAACGAAACACCTGATAGAGGTAAGTGGACTTACCGAATGGTGCCTAGTGTAGACGAACTGAAGTATGCAAGTGATACACGTGGTTTTAAAGATGCAGTATTACAAGACGGTATATTTAAGAACTTTGAGGATAGTCCACTAACTGACGGATTGCTTATTAACGATGTATGTACATACGCTGTTGGTGATACTAACAAGATTGGTACTATTAAAGTACTTAAAGGTGATGTTGACTTAGACAAAGCAGGTAATCCTTTGCTAGACGCAGATGGTAACACAACTGTACGTGGCAGGGACTCAACAAGCTGGGATAGCTTTAGTTATGCTATACAGATGGGTCATAACGTATGGAGTCATATTAATGCTGTACAAGAAGCTAATAGACAGTACGATGCCGGTGTTATACCTAAAATGCTTGTAGATGAAAAGTTTGATCGTATTCTATTTAGAGATGTTGTTGAAGAGATTTTCTCAAAGACAACACAAGAAGAATCCATGGATGTTATTGATAGTTATTCAAAGTTTTGGATGTCTATCCCAGGTACACGTGGTGCAATTGGTAAGAAGACTGTAAACAGTTCTACTTACTTTGGTGCATTGTTTGATGTAGAGGAGCCTGATGATAATGTCGAAGAAACTTTAGATGAAACTAAATTGGAGGTACTCGAAGGTGGAGAACTATAGCGAAGCACATGACGTAATTATTGCACACTTACAAGAGCTGTATATTAGACATCGTGCATTAGATACCGAAGCAACTGAACTACATGAAAATTTTGCATCTGATCAACAAGTTAATAGAGTAAAAACTCAGAAGCTATGGATTAAAGATGAAATCCATAGATATGAAACTGAATTAAAGGCATTAGGAAAATTATGAAAAGAACATACGACACAGGCGAAGCAAAGGACATTGTCTTCTTTACAGGCGTAGAAGTTGAAAAGACTCCTGCATTTGGAATGAAGACATTGTTTGTTACAGGTGTGCAAGATTACTACGCAATTAGACAAAAATACATTAGCGAAGAATGTACACATATCTTCTTTGGTGCTAATCACAGTTACAACCCAGTTAACTCAGATGACTTTAATCAGTGGGATGCATTGATTACTCTTTTCTTAAAAGATGACATTTTATGTAGCTTAGATATTCCAAGCACAATTGACCTAGAATGGTTTATGGACGGTGGACTAATTGAATACAATAACTTTATTCCACAACTTCGTGTAGTTGTTCCTTACATTAAACAGTGGGGATACAATGCAATGGTTAAAATTGACGACAAAGGGTTTAACGCATCTAATCCAGGCGTTTGGTGCCATAGCTTACATGATTTAATGGACCGTGATAAATTTACGGATTGGAGCAAATACGGACTTGACAAAGTCCTAAAGTGAAAGTATACTAGTAATATGCAAGAACGTTATTATGACTACATGTTACGTAGAATGAAGGAAAACAGAATGACACAACCAGCAAGTAAAAGTATTTGGGTTACCTTTCAAAAGGAAGGTGTACATATGTATCCGGGTGCAGACACT